AGACATAAAAAAAGCCCATGAATGCAAGCATTCTGGGCTTTTGATATCTTTTTTGTTCGCAGATAACTGCTTATCTCTTTGATAATTCCGAACGCCCATTTTTCGGGCATTTTTCAATCATTTGTTAGTTACCTGTGTTTTACGCAAATTCTCTCGGCTCGTCCTCTACTGTCTTATTATATCACAACTGTTCAAATTGTACATGCTCGGATTCTCCGGAGAGATAAAGGTCTCCGATTGTTCTGACCATCTTCTTTCCGTCCACAACATGAATCTCTTTCACATAATATGACTGTCCTCTGATAGCACGACCGCAGATGTTCTCATTGCCCCACGCTGCGGAACGTCTGATGTTGAGTGAGCCGTCACAAATGACCGTCACTTTCATTTTTCCCCGCGGGATGATGACTTTGTCCTCCGGCTCGTCCTCTGCCTCCTGTGGCTCTGTATTTGCCCCATTCTCGCCCGTTTCCGGTTCAGACGGAGGATTTGTCGCCTCTACATCGTTTGAGGCTGTTTCCCCGTCCTCTGCATCCTCCTGCTGCCCTGCTGCATCCTCGCCACTCTTGAATGTTGTCATTTTCTCAACGGTTTCTGCATCGACCGTTCCGACCTTGTTTCCGTCCGCATCGTATGCGTTGACGCTACCGTCCGGATTCGTCTGCAATGCTCCATCCGGAACATTGTCTGTGAGTGAGCCGATGACGTTTCCGTTTTCATCCCACACAACAAGGCTCTCGTCCTTTGCTGCTGCTTTCATTGCTCCCTCGATGGTCTTGTACTCTTTGCAGTCCTCTTTCTTGAACTCTGTTCCTTTGCCTAAATAGTATAACATGATTATCCCTCCTATTTGCTCAAATACTTGCTTGACGCATATCCGACGATGTTCTTGTAAACCACATACAACCATTTCACACCGTTGCAATCGTTATAATATCCATAGCACTGGACTTTCTCGCCGTTTTTCATCACCGCAAGGATTGACTTTCCTGTTCCTGCTCCCGCACGGAGATTCAATCCGGATGCAGTCACCTTATAAGTTCCTGCAAGGCTCTTGTTGAACCCGTGTGCAACGTCGACCTTTGTATTGCTCTTGACTGGTGTTGTGTTGGATGCACCTGTTCCGGATGACTTCGCTCCGTCCGTGAGGTTCGTTGCAACGTGAGCATTGTCATTGAGGAGGATGTCTCCCTCAAGCAAATACGCATCCGATGTCAGATATTTGCTATCTGTCAACACCTCGAATCCTGCTGCCTTGAGACCCGCTCTCATGTTTCCGGTATAGAGATAAATGCTCACATTCTTCATTTTCTCATTTCCCAGTCTGTAACCTGCTCCCTTTACGATTGCAGCGACACCGGATGAACAATCTGCCTCACACGCAATCGTGATTTGTGCAGGGTCGTAATTCGATGCCTTGAGATGCTCCCAAAATGTGTATCTCTCTGACTGGTCATATCCGATTTTATTGTTGACTGCTGCTGCCTTTGCCATGCTCGCAATCATTTTTCTGACCTTTGCATCCGGATGACGGAGGACACATTTCCACGGTCTGTTATACCAATTTATAACCCTCCACTCTGTACCTGTCTGGTCTCCTGCTTTTCCTCCTCTGTATCTGTTATTTTCATCATGTCCGCAATTTGAAATCATTTGTTTTCCTCCTTGTCAAATTCTTCTGTGTTCCTGTCCGTCATGTCTCCCATGAGTGCCGGACAATGTTCCTCAAGTTCTGTGTACACAATCAACCCGCAAATCAGTAACGGAATACCGACCCATAAAATCGCACACCCCAATGAAAGAATGAACCATACTACCACCGACATTCTTTCCGCAAATTCGTCATCCGGATAATAATATTCGTCATAGTAAAGCTCCTGTTCCTTTTTGCTTGCCCTGTCGACCCAAATGTAAAACGCTGTCATCGCTAAAAATACGACGACCGCACCCACAACGTACACAATCCCGATTGTCCTTGCGTTTTGCATGAAAAAGTCTATGATTTTACTCATTGACCTCACCTGCCTCACCGCTCACAAGCGTCTGCATCGCTTTGTTGCTCTCAAGCATCTTTTTCATTCTCTCAAGTGCCTCGTCGACCATCATCGAAAAAGCCTCAAAAGAAATCACTCTCGCAAGCCACGCAAACCTTGTGACAAACATGTCATATACATAACGCAGCTTGATTTGACCTGTACCGCCTCCCAGTTCTTTTTCTGCCTTTGTGACTGCATAGAGCAGCCATTCTCTCACTTTGTTCAACTGCTTGTCTGACGGCATTTTCACGAAAACATATACTGCATATCCTCCCGCTGCACATACCGCAATCAGACCCACAATCACAAACCAATTCTCGACGATGTATTTCATCCTTGTACCTCCTCGTCATCCTGTTCCGGTTCGTCATTGTGTTGTATTTCTCCGTTTGACTTTGTTCCCTTGACCGTTTTCACGGACTTAATGAGTGCCATTGCACCGCCCTCAACTGAAAGAAATCTGAATACATTCTCAATCAGTGTCGACGGCTCTGAACCCATCCGTAAAAACACAAATATCATCACGACTGTAAAGATAAATGCTGCAAGAATCAAAGTGAATACAACACGTTTCATGAACAGACCGGACACCTTTTTGTCATGTCTCTCTTTTCGCTCTCTTATCCGATACATTCTTTTTAGATGCCGGATTCTGATGCGACGTTCCTGTTCTGTCATTCTCATGTATTGCCTCTTTTCTGTGAGGTTGATTCTTGCCCGTTTCCTGCCCTCCTGTTATCGGTCGGAATGCTGTTCTCCGTCCAGTCTCTTGTGATAACTCTTGAGTGACTGTTCCACAATGACAACACGCTCTCTCAATGTTTTCATCTCCTCACGGTTCTCTCTCGATTCCCGTTTGATGTCTTTGAGGTCGTCTGCAATGTTCTCAAGTTTCACCATCACCATCGTGTCGGTTGTTGCTCTCTGTTCCGCATCTTCCTGTGTGTCCTTTTTCTCATTTCTCTGCTTTGAGCAGATACCGAAAAAAATCGCAAACGCAACAGATACTCCGGAGAGCAACAGGGAAATCTCAATCGTCAACGGCGTTCTCCTTTCCGAACTCTGTCGCCTCGATGTCATCGGTGTCGCAGTATCTCCTCATGTGGTATTCAAGAACATCCATCTCCCTGTCTGTCTCCTCTACCTCCTGCCGAAGTTCTGCCTTGACCGTCTCCTCGATTTTCGACTGTTCAATGATTGTTTGCTGCTTTTTCACGATTGCGGATAGATTCTCCGTCACATCACACAATCGTGAGATTATTTCAAGCGGACTCATTCTGCATCACCGCCGGAGTATTTCTCCCCTGTGATGTATTCATATTCGTCCGCTGAAATGCTACCTCTTGCCACTCTCTCGGCAACCTGCTCCTTTGTGAGCGTTTTTTTGACTGTGTACATTCTTTTCAGACTTTCAACAAGTATTCTCATTAAATCAGACCCTCCTCGATTAACTGTGCGGTGTATTCGTCGATGACCGCATCTTTCTGAAACTGTGTTACTGATTCGACGATTCCGGATGTGTTCTCCTCAACGACGGATTTCATGAGAGCCATGTTCTCATATTCCTCAACCGTCATTTCCTTTTCGTCGTACTGCCATTCGGTCACGGTCTGCATCTTTCCGTCTGCTCCCTCAACCTCTTTCTTCACCTGCTCGATGTTCTTACGCAGATAGACCGTTGACGGAGACGATGTCCTGTCGATTTCCTCCGGACGTTCCGGCTGTGTTCCTGTCACCTTTTTCCAGTCTGTCATGTTGCTCATTCTCCTTTCTACTATGCTTTGAAACTATCCTCTTGAGTTTCTTGACATTGATTTTCGGTTTGATGTATTCAATGTAATAGTTGTATGTGTCCGTGTGTTTGAACAATCCCATATATGACAACATCACCGATGCGTTATACCATGAGATTTTATCCTGTTTTGAGATGTGGTTCGCCTTGCGTCTCGCACTCTCGATGTTTGATTTCCGGATAGTTGTCCGGTCATGGTGAAATTGAAATCCCATAAAATCAAGCATACGCCCCTTTGTGACCTGCTTTCTGTTCTCGTCAAGCACTGGTTTCCCGTCTTTCATCACCGGATATTCAAATCTAAACACCTGCCAGTCGCCTTTTATCTCAAGGTCAAGGTTGTCGTTCAGATATGTCTCGATTGCCCTGTGCATCTTATGCAGTTTCTTTTTGCTCTTACCCAGTATCACCATGTCATCCATGTATCGCATGTAATGTTCTGCATGGAGTTCCTCCTTGATGTAGTGGTCAAGTGCTTTCAAGTAAAAATTGCCGAACCATTGTGATGTAAAATATCCCAACGGAACGCCTTTTCGCATCTCCTCAATAATTATTTTCAGTTCCTCGAACATCGCTCCGGCGATGCCGATTTCCCTCAAGACCTCCAACGCTCCGGAGATGTCGTCAAATGCTATGCACCCGACAAGCGTTTTTGTCTGTTCTGCATCAATCTCAACACCTGCATCCGTCAAAATCTTTGCAACGAGTGCTATTTTGTCATGTTCAATCAGTATGCAGAGTAATCTATAAAACCGTTTATCCCGAATTACTGCTTTGAGTTTTCTCTTGAGGATTCTCCGGTTTATGGATTCAAAGAAATGGTGTACATCCATCTTGAGAACAAAGAACTTTTTCCCGTCGTATGAATCAAGCCATTTCCGCATGTACTTTTTCCCGTAATGAACGCCCCTGTCCGGTATGCTCCCGCAGGAAAATTCATACAATCCATTCATCACAATCGGTTTGAACTGACCTATTGCACAATGATGAATAACCTGCTCATATTTGTAATGCGGTTTCAATATACGGCGTGTTTTCTTGCTGCTGCTCTCGTTGATGATGCTCGGTTTGTGATAGTCCGGAATGAACAACTCCTCTGTCAACATCTTTTTCAAGAGTTCTGTGTGTTCATCAAGATTCTCTAATACCTCCCGCACATCATTCCTGTTCTTTTTCTTTTTGGATGCATTTATAAAACGCTGTTTTATGTAGTCGTCTTGCAACATTGGTTCATATAGGTTGTTGTAACTTCTCATATAGTATTTTCTTATCTCCTATCGGTTTTTGTGCGGATGCTTACTCAACCGACCCTATATCCGGAATGATTTTCGCCTTGTGGCGTGGGATATAGGCTGCATTTGATTAAACGCTCCGATATGAGAAGAAATTGGACGCACCGATGTTCCAGTTCGCATTGCCCGCAGAATTGTTCAAATTCAAGTAATCCGCACCGCAGTTCTCGCCATTGTTACAGTTACCGCCGACAAGGGCGACCGCAGGGAGCAGGAACACCGCCCGACACCGCACCCTATATCCCTATATTCATTTTTCTAAAAACGACCACACCGCCTAACGGCGGGAATAGCGGAGGCGTTCCCCCTCCGTTCCTCCCCCTGCTGCTTACGCAGCGATAGGCTGTTCTAAGAAAACGGACGCACCGATGCCCCAGTACGCAGAGCCCGCAGAAGTGGCCAAATCCAAGTAATCCGCACCGCAGTTCTCGCCATTGCTACAGCTACCGCCGACAAGGGCGACCGCAGTAATTCCGGCATTCCACCAAAAATAGTCACATGTGTATGTGCTACTGCTGCCACCTATTGAATTGACAATGCGTCCGAATCTGCTTGACTTTGTTCCTTTCTGATAACCGTTGCCGGATGATGCGAATGTGATTCCGACCTTTTCAAAGTCCTTTCCTGTCAGATTGTACGGAGGTGTCATTTTCGCAAGAATTTCTCCTCCGACCATCAACAGACCGTTGATTCTATCCCAACGGTTGCCCCACCATTTTTCAATGTAGAACACTTTGACCTCATGGGTCGTGTCCTTATAACCGAAAAACTGTCCTTTGTTTGTCAACGTTCCGGTCGCAAGGTGTCCGTAGTTCTGTGATGCGTCGTTCACATATCCGGATGTCTGCCCCTGTCCGAACGCTGTCTGTGAATTGTCTGTCTTTGACATAATCTTGAGCATACAATCCAACAGGTTTCTTTTACTCCATGAGCCGATGTTCCAACCATTGCCGTTCGCTTTTGCTCTTGTAATTTCTGTCGATGCGTTTGTATTGTACATGAGCGTCTGTCCTGCAAGAGAACGGATGCGTGTTCCGTCGTATGAACCGCCGAACATCGGATAATAAAGTTTATCCGCATGTGAGCCGTCCTCTCTTACATACGCATCGTCGTTGTACGATTCATCATACTGGACGTTTGAAATAATCATGTACTCATAGTTTCCGATTTCAAACTGTGAGAGCCAAATTTTGCCCTTGTCACCGCTGCCATCGAAAACACTCATTGCATTTCCTCCGTATGCCGTGTTTGCGACATCGGATGCCGTTGTTCCGTCCGCTTTCTTTGTGTGGTCGTTCGGGTCAAGTTTATAATCTTCTGTACCGTCATATCTGACCATTGCCGGATAGTTGTTCTTTACAAAAAAGACATCTCCCCAGTCTCCGAAATCAAATGCTCCGGTTGAATAGTTCATCGCAGCAGGTGTCATTCCCACCGCATCGAAAAGGTATGTGTAGCGTGTCGCCGGATTGCTGTCATTTTTATTGATTTTCAGTCCGTAACGCTTTACTCCCTTTACTCTTACATCCTCCCCGACTGCTGCCAGTATTGCGTTTGTATTCGCATAGGTGCGGTCGAGTGTTTCTTTGTCTGCTACTTTTACAATTACGTCTCCGCTTGCCATGTGTTAAGCCTCCCTTACAACAATATTTCCATCGGTCATTCCAATCTCACACGCTTTCCCTGTGACAGAATCAATCATGACATTCATTCCGGCAGCTATGCCGTCACACGCCTTTGCTGCCTGTTCTGCTTTTCTCGCTGCTGATTCCGCTTTCTTGACCGCTGCATCCACTTTCGCCTCTGCCTCTGTCTGCGATTCTGCATCCCTTACCTGTGACGCTAAAATATAGCCATATCCCGCCAGTCTGTAATATTCTTTACCTTTTTTCGATGTCACCTTTGTCGTTTCGACCGTGACCTCCTCGCCATAAGATACCGAACCGCACACTCTCCCGCTTTCATCGGGTTCACTTCTGATTCTCAACACGCCTTTTGAAATCGGTGTTACTTTCTTGTAAGTCATGCTCAAGCCTCCCTTATCGTCAAAATCCCGTCCTCAATCGAGAGAACGCAGGTCTTTTTTGTTACTGTGTCAACCATAGTGTTGAGACCGTCCACAATGCCCTCACACGCCTTTGCTCCTGCGGTTGCGGATGCTGCTGCATCGCTTGCCGTCTTTGCTGCACTGTTTGCACTGTTGGTCGCCTCCGTCATGTTCTTGCTGAAATTGTTCACGGTGTTCATATACCCCTGTGTCAATTCCAGTATTTCCTCATAACGTGCATTATTGACGATAATCGGCAAATCAAAGAATTTGTTTTTACCATCTCCCTGTCTGACTAAATAATGACCGGATGTGTCGATTTCAACTCCGACCTCTCTTTCCTTGAGAATCAGTGTGTCCTTAACCGCTTTCCAGTCTGCCGTTGTTCCGGTGCATGGTCTGATTGCTGCCATCTGTTCAACCTCCTTTGCCCCGTGATTATGGAATATATCACACAATCACGTTTTTGTGTTCGTTTCGCCGTCTGTTTCCAGTATCGTGGAATTATACTGCTAATTGTCGGGAGGTCGGCGTTCCTCCGTCGAAATCAACGCCCTCATTTGCCCGTCTGACCTGTGGCGTTGCTCCATCAATGAAAATCGGTGTCACGGTTCGCAGGTATGGTGTTTCACCGTCACAATCAAGATACATGCTCGAATATAAAGCCTCGGCACGGTTGAAATAGTCCTGCACACTCTCAAGGATTTTCTCTGCGGATGCAAGCAGGGAATTTTGAATCGTGTCATCAATATCCTTTTTGTCCTGTTCAACCTGTTTCTTTGCCTCCTCGACTGCCGACTGCATCTGTGACACTTCCTGTCGAATCTGCGTCGCCGTGTTCAAAGTCGCCTCAAGCTGCTCTTGATTCTGTAACGCATCCTCTGCCCTGTCTGTGACCTCTTCGCAGTCCTTTGTCGCCTGTTTGGTCGCTGCGGTCGCATCCTCGGCGTTTTTGACTGCCTGTGATGTGTCCTGCTGCCTCTGTTTCTCCTGTTGGATGCGTGTGTTCTCATTTTCCTGTCGGCTCTTTTCCGCTGCTGTTCTTTCACTCTCTGCCTTTACCCTTGCATTTTCTGCCGTCACCCTTGCCGATTCTGCTTTCTTGACTGCTGCATCCGTGTTCTCAATGGTCTTAATGTGCCCCTTGATTCTGTTCTCAAGGTCTGTGAACTCATTTGATGACAGGATTGCATTTTCATCCCTCTGTGACTTCTCAATCTCCATCGTGAACGATGCAGATGTGATAATCTGTGAATCATCACTTGTCCGGATTTCAATGTCACAATATGCCGTTCCGGAGGCTGCAAGTGCTTGATTTGTCAGTTCGACCGTCACATCCGAACCGGAATATGTACATGTGTTGTACACATGTTTCCCGTCCGGCTTTGCAATATTGATGACCGCTCTCGAACCTGTCGGAATTGTGTACGGTTCACCGTTATTGAGTAGTTTTGCAACGATGAATCGTGTTGCCTTGTCTCCCTGCTTTGCAGATACTAAATATCTTTTTGTGTCTCCGGACATCTCAAGATTGATGTTCGTCGTCAATTTCGTCAACGCTGCCATGCTCTCACCTCCTCTCGGTGTTTACTGCTTATTCTTCCGGATTCTCCGGATGTTCCTCCTCCGGCTGTTCTTCCGGTTCGGTTCTCAAGGTTCTCTTTGCTGCCTTTTTCGCCTTTTCGAGTTCCTCGTCTTTTTCTGCCATCATTGCATTTGTGGAGTTTATGAGTTCAATCTTTGCCTCACTCCTCACCTCTGCCAGTACAGAAGAAAGAACGCCGTCCATGATGCAGGGAGGCAACGCATGTTTTGTCTGTATTGTCTCCATAGCGTTGAGGATTTCTCCCTTTGCACATTCGATTCTTACTGCGATAGGTGTATTCACGATTATTCCTCCTTTGCTGCCTGTGCTGCAAGTAACATGTCAAGTTTCTTGTCGATGCTCTGCAAGAGTTCCGTGTTTGTTTCCTCTGCGGTTTCTCTTGTCACAACTTCTGCTGTCTCGTTTGGTCTTGATGTGCTTTCCGCATCATCCGGAAACTTGAACTCCGGCTCTGCTGCCTGTTTGATTTCCTCTGTTTGAATATTTTCGTCATTCATCTGCATTGTTTTTCCTCCTGTTTTATCCGTTACTCCATGCACCCGAAATCAAAATCCCATTCTTGAATGTCAATGTTGCTGTTGACCATTTTGACAATGTTCCATCGCTGCTCACTGCTAAAGGTTGCTTGAATGTCAATGTTCCATTGATTGCCCCATCTTCAAAACTCACGTTTCTCAATTTATAATAGTGCATGTTAATGTCTGCCCCTGCATGAAGCATATTCGCCTCATAATTGTTGCACTGTTGTGTGCAGTACGCCCATTTCATCATGTATGAACTGCCGTTTGCACTTTCCTTGTTCGCCCATGACATATATGCTGTGTCATATTCTATATCAAACACAAGTCCTCTCTGACTGTCATTCCCTATCATGGTGTTTGTTCCGATTTTTCCGACATATTTTCCGTCACGATAGAAATGTTCACCGTTATAATCGAATCGTGTTCTTTTTGTGTTGTCTGTGATAGTTCCTGTGTACATCGTGATTCCTGTCGAATCAAACTGCATGTACGAACTGCCGTTATTGAATGCAACTCGGACATTGTATGCGTTCTGTGTGATTAGCGTTCCGAAATCATCGGAGTTGACTTTTTTCTTTACCTCGGAGGTTATTTCCTCCGCAGTCACTTGAATCTTTGCATCTGCATACAAGGAATACAGACCCAACACCTCAATATCCGTGATATACACGGGTGCGTTCTGTGTGTATGCGTAAATGTAAATATATTTTATTCCCTCTGATACCGTGATTTCACGTTCAATCGTCGTGAACTCTTTACTCTTTAGCATTCCGGAGGATGTTGTTGAATAACTTCCCAATGCCCCCACCTGCACCCTTGCCGTGCTTTCGTACCCTGCTGCTGTTGCTGCCTTATATCTCACACGATATGTTCCCGCAGGTATTTTCCCTAAATTCTGCCGTATATAGGAACTGCTTGAGGATGTTTTCAGCATTTTTGCAACCGTACCCAAACCGGACACATCCATCACGGCATTGTTCGTCTCATTACTGTTGTACCAATTATCATCAAGTCCGTTTGAAAAATCTCCATTCACAACATAGTTGTGCATTGAGTTTTCCTCAACATGCTTGACCTCTTGAGAAATCTCCTCTTTCGTGGCTTTTATCAAGGAATCCATCTGCACGGATGTATAATAATTTTTCAGAGTGTAGGCGACCCCCGCCTCGACTGCCTCTTTCGATGCCGTGATTTTGGTTTCAATCTCCTCCGTGGTCGAATAGTTCTCAAGGACTTTCTTCGTCGCCCTGTTAGAGATTGAGATTGCCTCCTCGGTCGCTGCTGCCGTCTCCTCTTTCTGAATCTCTGCAAACGTCTTTCTCGCATTTGAAATCTCAACCGTGTTCTTTTCCGGTGTCTCCGGATATTCCGTGATTTTGACAATCCTCTGTTTTTCTTTCGTTCTGGTTTTCTTTGACACAAGTGTGACCGTGTCTCCGATTCCGTATGAAAGAATGTCTTTGTATTTTTCTGACGCTTTCGCAAGGTCAACCACCTCCGCAGTATATGCCTTGTATGGTCGTGACATTTCCTCAATCTTTGCCGTCGCATCCTCAATCAGACTTGTGGTGTTGGTGTATCGCTCATCTTTCCACACATACGCCTTGATTTTGGAACTATACTGAAAATTGTCGATGTAATCTTTTCCAGTCAACCATTCCGGTGTGATGCCGTCCTTGCCTATCGGATAGATTCTTGTATAAAAATCATAGGTGTCGGATTTCAAAGATATTTTCCGGAGGTTCAATCCCTCCATGAAATAACACCCTCTGTCACTTCCTATCCTGTCATAGATGTCGATTGTCTTTGTCAGTGAGTGAATGATGCACTCGCAACGGTATGTCGTGAGGCACTTTTGCAGGACATCCCATGCCGTGACACTCTCCTGCTCGTCAATGGTTCTTTTCTTTGTGACTGTGCATGTTCCGACATGCCACCCCGTACCCTCGAACGCAAACTCAAGACACGCTTTGATTGTCTGTTCATCCGATTCAAACCCATACGGGAACGCCGTTCCCTCCAATTCCTCCACATTGAGGACGGCGGTGTATTTGTTGAACTGTTCCCCTTTTTCGACTGCTTTGAGAACAAATTCGTCCGTTTTAGTGCGTATATAATATTCTTCTTTGAGCAGGTCAACCAACGCTCCCGATGCAGGATAGTCAAACGTCAATTCCTTATCTCCGGAATCCAGTGTCGTGGTGATTGCCCTATCCTTGAATCCGGACAGTGTTCCGATTCTTTTCTTTTTATCATCAAAAATCTGCAACGCTCTCACCTCCTAAATCCACATCGGAGTGTATCTGACCGTCACTCTTGCCTTTGTGTTGGAGAATGTGAGTGCCGTTTCTCCTGCCTTTAATACCGGAAATTCCCACAAATCCACCTTGTCAAATGCGTTCGCCCCGTCTATCGTCACAAGTCCGGTTTTTGCATCTATCACAACCGTTTTTCCTGCTGCAAGGCTCTCAACAACGATGTCCTCTCCCAGTCCGTTGATTGTGTAATTCGTCAAGGTGCTTTTTGCATATACCTCCACAACGCACGGAGTGTCTCTTGTCCCCACTTTATAGAACGATGCGGAGGTTTTCCCGTCGAATGTGATTGAGAGGTCGTCATCGACGAAAAAGCCGTCAAATTCCACATTTACGACGTACCTCTGTTTCACATTCTTTTTCTCATAGTCATTTGATGTGATGAACCCGATATATGTTCCTTTGTAGCCGTCAAGTTCCAACCTGCACGGCTTTGTGAAATTCATCATAAATTCTGACGCAGAACGGATGATGCTGTTCCTGTCCTTGCCCTTGAAATAGATTGACAGTTTCAAATGACCCATCTGAACATCTGTCTCAAGTTCTGTCGGGAGTGTTGCTCCCGACAACCATTCATAATTATTCACGATTGAGGGAGACTGCACATCGGCGGTCAACTGTTTTGCGTTGTACACTCTGATGTCTGTTCCGTTTATCTTCATCGCCTTGTTTTACCTCCCTTTTCTTTTGTCTGTGACCATCTGTGCATCAACCCTCGACACGGTTCTGCTTGCAACCTCGTCTCCGTCGATGTATGTGTGATTCGTCACATACACAATATTTGATTTTTGAACTGCATCCAGTTTCTTGTCGAGGATGTTGTTCAATTTGTTATAAAATTCTGCAAGTGGCAAGATTGCCTCGTCGCCTGCCTCGCCTCCTACCATGAGGCTGCTGCCGTTGATTCCGAACACAGTCGGATTTGTCATGATACCGCCGGATTTATACCACTGAATCGAGAATGACGGGAGCGAACCCTTTCCTCCGATTCCGTATGGTGCTTTCCCTCCGCTCACGCTAATATGAGGCAGGTTCAAGTGTGGCAATGACCATTTGAAATTGAACGCCGATTTGATTCTTGACAACGCACCTGTCACCGCTCCGTGTGCGGATTCCATCTTTGAGGAGAATGATGATTTGATGTTCTCCATCGCAGACGATGCGGTCGATTTCGCACTCGCTAATTTGCTTGAGAATGCCGATTTGATGCTGTCAAGTTTTCCACCTGTCAGAGTGTTCGCCGTACCCATGAGAGAGTTCATTGTGTCTTTTATGCCCGTAAACGTAGCAGACACAATTCCCTTGATTCCCCCGCCTTTTTCACTGTATGCGGATTTCATGTGGTCGAGTTTTGTTGACACATTGGACTTTGCTGTTTCCATGAGGGAGGTCGCTTTGTCCTTTATATTCGTGAAATCAGTCGACCATTTTGATTTTATCTCCGAAACTTTTGAGGAGAATCCGGATTTGATTTCCGTCAATTTATTCGTTGCATTATTTTTCCATTCCGTCATTTTTGTCGTGACGGTGGTTTTCATATTCTCCCAACCTGTCGAGACATTGGACTTGATGTCTGAAACCTTTGTCGAAAAATTTGACTTGATTTCATTCAGTTTGTTCGATGCGTTGGTTTTCCATTCCGTCATTTTTGTCGTGACGGTAGTTTTCATATTTTCCCAACCATCGGAAACCTTTGTTTTGATTTCCGATGTCTTTTCAGAGAATTTTGATTTGATTTCAGAGAGTTTTCCTCCGGATAAATTATCAACGAATGTGAATCCTGCTGAATAATATCCTTTGATTCCCTCCCATCCGGCAGCGACAACGCCCTTGATACCGCCTCCGTTTTCTTCATAGGCGGTTTTCATGTTCCCCAGTTTTTCCTTTGCCGTTTCGGTCGCTGCCGACATGACATTATGAACTGTGTCCTTTACGCCGTTGAATACTTTCGAGGCTGCTTGTCCTATGGTGCTGTTTTTTATGCTGTCACCGATTTCCTTGACCTTATTTGTGACCGCCTCTTTCGCTTTCGTGAACGCTCCCGTGATGGTCTCTTTGATTGCATTGAATTTTTCCTTGATGTTGCCCCATAATTCGGACAGTTTTTCCTTGACCGTATCCCAGTTTTTGTATAAGGCGACACCTGCTGCAATCAGTCCGGCAATCAGTGTCACAATCAGAATAATCGGACACAAGTTCATGACTGCGTTCAATGCGGTCTGTGCTGCCGTCATTCCTCCGGTTGTTGCTGTGGCTGCTGTTGTGGCTGCCGTATGTGCTGCCGTGGCTGCTGTTCCTGCCGTATCTGCTGCCGTTCCCGCTGCCGTGGCTGCTGTCTTTGCCGTAATCTTTGCGATTATCTTTGCAGCTCCGGACGCAAATTTCTGTCCGGTCGTTACCGTGTCGGAGATTCCCTTTGCCACTTTTCCGAATCCGATTGACAACGGACCGATAGCAGCAACCACAAGACCGACTTTGAGTACTGTTTCTTGTTGTGCCGGAGAGAGCGACGTAAACCATTTTGTCAACTCTTGAATCTTTCCGGTCAATTTTTCAATCATAGGTGCTGCGGATGTCTGTGCTGTGGATGCCAGTGTCGACAACGCCAGTTTTGCGTTGTTCATTGCAACCTTTGCATTGTCAATCGGGTCGAGTGTTCCGTTGTAGGTGTCCTCGACTGTTGAACCGTATTCCTCCATTGATGACGAAAGACTGGTGAGGTCAATTCTGTTCTCACGAATTGCCTTTGTCATTTCCGCAGCACCTTTTTTTCCGAACAATTCCGTTGCAATCTGCATCGCCTCGGTCTCTGTCTTTGCGTTCTTG